CCGGGTCGCCATCCACGGGAATCTTGGTCCCGGTGTAGGTCGAATTGATCGCACCGTCTGCCTCGATCTTGTTCTTGTCGAACGCCTCGCGGTTGACGACGCTCTGATAGACCGCATCGAGCCCCGCCCGCGTCAGCACCGTCGAGACGCGCTGCAGGTCCGCCGTGATGTCGTGGACGCTAAGCCCCATGAAGCGGTGTGGAATCCGGATCGGCGTCCAGCTTCCAAGCGGGTTTTCCTCGACCTCGCTCTCTTCGAGGATCATGTCACCCAGCCGGTAGCTGCGGATCAGCTCGGGATAGCCGTCGCCGTCGAGGTCAACACGCAGGTATTCCTCCAGCACTTCCAGTTCCGTGCTGGCTTCGTCGCCGTCAGACGCGAAGTCGTCGTCGTTGTCCCTGAAGCGCTCCTGGCGCACGTCGTCCGCGGTGCGGACAAGCCCACCTGAGCCCTGGTTGCCGCTATACTGGCTGATCTCTAGCGCTTTGTCGGGCCATTCGCGGGCGATCTCGCCGCGGAGCTTCCTCCACACCAGCCCCAGATAGCGCCCGCCGTCGATCTCGACGCTGCGCCCGTTCACCCGCACGTCTTCGGGGGCGAAGGTCACGATCTCACAGCGCGCCGGCGACTTCACGCGCCGCACCATGAGCGAGATGCCGCCCGCCTCAGACTCTTGGTCGAAGTCCTGGCCCACGATCTCGATCGAGGGGTCCGCCATCAGCTCTTGCACCTGCATGATGTTCAAGCCGGTGAAGGTCTGCGGCGCCCGGTATTCCTTGGTGCGCCAATAGCAAGCGATGTAGCCCCGGCGATGCAAGAGCCCGTCGAAGGTGAAGTCGTCCAGGCGCTCAAAGCCTGGGTTGTCGTGGAACAAGATCCACTGAATGTACTTCTCCGCCGCGCGGGCCTGTTTGGCGTACTCCTCACGCGTCTCTTCGGCATAGACGAGCTTGCCGCCTTCGTTCAGCACGCGCGCGTAGTCGTTGCGCTGCCACTCGATCGTCTCGAACACTTCGCGCGTCGTGACCTGGGAGCGGCCCTCTTCCTCGTCGCCGTACTTCTCGCCATAGTAGCGCCGTAGCGCCTCAAGCTGCTGCTCTGCGACTTCGGTCTGCGCGTAGCCTAGGGCGTCTTCCTCTTCGGCTTTGAGCATCCGCACGAGTTTGTCTTCGCGTGCGGCCTTGGCTTGCTCTTCGCTTAACTGGTCGGGCGTGGGTGCGTTGTAGGCGAGAGCCACTTAGGCCATCGTTCCGTACTTAGCGCGCACGATCTCGCGGGTCGTCATGCTGGGCTCCTGGTAGTCGATCGCCATCAAGCCGAACGCATCGGCCGCATGGCTCGACCAATCGTGCAGCGGGCCCAGATCAGCCTGCCGCTCGTCGGTCGTGATGTTTGCGTGGTACCAGCCCAATGCTTCCCTCAATGCTCCGGTTGTTTCCTTGTTGAACAGCATGCGCGGAAAGAGCCGGCGCGCTGTCGATATCCGCTGCATGACAATGCCGGGCGGGCTGTGGACCTTCTTGGTCTGGTAGTTCGCCTGCTTAAGCTGCGCCTCGAAGTCGATCCCGGTTGGGTTGTCCGCGTGCGTCTGCGCTGCGTCGTGCGGCACGACCATGAGCGCCTTATCCCAGCCGCGCGCCCTGAACCATTCGAGGTAGAAGCCCAGCACCTGGCCCACGCCTTCGCAGTAATCCAGCACGCGTATCTCGCGGCCCACGTACTGTCCCACCACGATCGCCATGGCGTCGGCCTTCTTGCCCGGCCCGCCGATATCCCACCACGCCCGCACCTGCATGTTGGGGTCTTTGGCGACGAACGTGATGCGGTTCTGAAGCTGCGCGTCCTTCAGGGCCGCCGAATAGTACGCGCCCTTCAGGATCGTGACGTAATCGCCGTCCCACACATTGGGCACGGCTTCCGGGTCGTTCTTCAGATCGTCCTGGCGTTCGTCTTCCAGTTCTTCTGGAAACCACGGATTGTCGCGCCAGTTGGCCTCAACACAGAGCACGCGCCCCGGTTCGTGCTGATCTTGGCGAAAGAACTTGTCTACCGGGTCCGACTTCCGGCGCGGGTTCCAGCTCGCCCAGATCTCCGACCCCGGCTTGCGTATGGTTGGCCGCAGCATGCGCCAGCTCACTTCGCTGAGTGTCTGTGCTTCCTCAACCCAGCAGCGGTCGATGCCTTCGAGCGACTTGATGCTCTCGGCTGTGTGGTCCTGCATGCCCTGAAACAGGATTTGCCCGCCGCCTGGCGTCTTGATCTCGGCGATTTGGACCTCGAACAGCGAGCCCACGCCCATGGCCTCGATCTTGTCCTCGATCAGCTTCTTCGCTGAGTCCTTCAGGCTCTTCTGCACTTCCCGCACGCACACCGCGCGCAGGCCTGGAAAGCGCAAGCACTCCTCGACCAGAAGCTCAGCAAAGAAATGCGACTTGCCGGAGCCGCGCCCGCCGTGGGCGCCCTTGTAGCGCGCTGGCGCCAGTAATGGCTCGAACGCTTCAGCGGTCGGTAGGCGTATTTTTGGCTCGGACGATTTCTCGCACGAGCCCGGCAAACTCGACTGGTCCGCCATCGGGGCCGCTTACCTCTTGGGGCAACATTCGCCCCCACAGTTTGTAAAACTCAGTTTCGTTTCCCCGCGCCCAAGTGAGCAGTGCGTTGTCGCCGCCCTTCTTGGTGTAAACCGCCTGTAGCGCTTGCTTCACTTGCGCTGTCGTCTTGTTGAGCGCCCCTTTGGGGCGGCCTTTGCCTCTATTGCCGCTCATTTCGTAAATGTCCGTATTTTACGGCGCACGATCCTGCTGTTCAAGCAGTCGCACATTGTCAGCCTGCCGCGCGATCATGGAGCCGGTGGTTGCGTTGCGGCCGAACATCTCGGCGCCCAGGAACATCCAGACCGCGCCTATGAGTATGGCGATGGTCGCGCCTGGGATGATGCCTACCCACACGCCTTTGTGGAAGCCGTGGGTGTATGCTGCGCGCTCTGACTTCGCCAGGGCGGCTGCGTGCGTGCTGACGACGCCCTCATGGCGGAATTGGAGTTCCGCGATTGCGTTGGCTTGGACGGCCTTCTGCCGGCGGCGGCCTTCGCGGATGCACGCGGCGGCCGTGGCGATGTTCGCTGAAGGGCCATCATAGTTTTCGTCAACGACCTTGAGGTTGGGCATGGGGCGCTTGGGTTGGTCAGCCATGGGGCCAGCTCATACACGGCGCTGCGAAGAACACGCAGGCCAGGATCAGTGCGAGCGCAATCTTTGCGGCGGCGATGATCTCGGCTCTGCGGTTCTCACGCTCGTGGTAGCGGCGGGCGGTCGGGTTGCTCACAGCCAGCCCATGAACACGGCGAGCAGGAATAGCCCGAACGCACCGAATGCCGCGCCGAGCAGGTTCACCGGGTCTGCGCCTTGCGCTTCGGCACGGTCTTGGCGGTCTTCGCTACCTTGCGAACCTTCGCCGTTTTCTTTGCTTTGCGAGCCATGGTGGCCTCCTTGGTTGACTGGTCCGCAGGCTAGGCGGGGAGATGGGCGTTCACGTTGGAGGACGTGCGCCGCTGTGGTTGCCGGAGTGTCTGTTTGAACGAAGACGGCTCTGAGCAAGGGATTAACCCAGCCTGCGGATTTTGCTCTGGCGAGCGTGTCGATGCGGTCTGCTGGCCAAGGGGGACTGTGGGGTGAGTCCGCGTCGGGAGCGCCCGCCAGATACGAGTAGCGCGCCGCAAGGCGGTTTGCCCTGGGCGCGCGAATACAAGCTGCATTTTTCTTGAGCCAATTCGCACGGGGCTGTCAAGCCGCATTGTTCCTGGCTGCGTCGATTTCGTTAAAGCCGTGGTAGATCTCGAGCGCGCGCAACACGGTTTGGATGATGTCGATGGCGCCGCGCCAATTGAGGTCGCACCGCTTCTGAACGCCCGCGAACGTCTCCCCTTCGCAGATCGCATGGAAACACTTTCGGCCATTCTCGATCTGCCCGGCGACCTGCTCCAACCCCGCCAGCTCATGCTTCTCGGAGAGGCGTCGCAAGCGGCGTTCCTCCTGCACGTTGAGCCGCCCGCCTGCGGTGAACTCAAAGTTAGTCCGCGCCTTGTCGGCGGTGCGCCGGTAGAGGTCGCGGATGTGCGTCGCCATCGCCACCTGGCGATCGTCCAGCGCTGCGTCCACTTGTTTGGCCTCAATGCACCACTTGGTGACGTACTGGCGCCGGCGGCCGTGCTCCATCTCCGCCAACCGATCGTCTCGCGGCGGGTAGTACGTGTCCATGTCGCGCATGCGACGCCATTCGATGTCGAACGCCTGCTCTTGAACGCCCCTGCTCATGCCGCCCTCCGTTTGGCCCAGTATTCTTGGTGGTAGACGCGCCTGCGTTCCTTCACGTCGTCGGGCTCGAGCGCCATCCAGATGACGCGCGGGACGCGCAGGAAATACTCGGAGATTTGCTCGATGCTCCACCCGCGGCGGCGCAGGAAGCGGTAGCACTTGCGGCGGCAGTCACAGAGATCGCGGATACGCGAACGGCTGCGGAGTTCGGCCAGCGTGTAGCCATCGCTCCATGCGATTGACGAAAGCGCGCGCTCCAGTTCGGGGCTCATTGGCCCCTCCACGGATCGTATTTCCCGCCCACGCGATGAGCGCGAAATGCATCGGGATTGGCCGCATGCGCCTCCTGAATGCGACGCGCGATCTCCGCTTTGTCCAACCTCGGGCAGCCGATTCGATCAGCGCGACCAATGATTGCATTGCGCGTGCGTCCCGGCAGTTTGGCGGCGATAGCCGCCGTGGTGGACGTGCCCCACATCGTGCGAATGATGTCATCCTCGGCGTCGCTCCAGTAGGCTCCTGGCATCATCTCACTCGCCCCCGAAACGTCGCGCCAAGCGTGGAAAGCGCGGCCACCGCGTCGTCCACGTCGCGCACGATGATCGTGGGCACGCCGCACGTAGCGAGCGCGCCGATGGTCGCTTGCTGCGCTGGGCTGATGTTGGGCTTGGCCTTCGACTTCTCGCCGCTCTTCAGCGTTTCCGCCGGCGCCTTGCACTCCAGGCCGATCAGCACGCGATTGGGACCGAGGACGAAGAGGTCCGGGATGCCTGCGCGGACGCCCAACGCCACCAGAATCGCCTGCTCCCAGGCTTTGCGCGTGCCGCGTTGGTTTGCCGTGGCCCAGAATATCCACGGCGGCTCTAGGCGTAGGCGTAGGTGCTGCACGAGCGCGCGTTGAAGCTGCTCTTCGGGACGTCTCATGGCGTGAACTCCGAAGGCGCCAGCTCGATCACGTTGCCTTGCTCCAGCTTCTCCGCGTGCTTGGCCTCCTGGATCGCTGCGAACGCAAGCCAGTCAGCCGCGCCGCGTGCGCCCAGCGTGCGCCTCAGGAGCGGCTTCAGTTCGCTCCACAAGCGGCTCCTGGCCTTTGAGGCTTCGATGGCGTCCATGGCGTCCATGCTCATGTCTGACTCCCTTGTTTGCGCGGGGGCGGATCGCCCCAATCGGGCATCCACGTTCCGTCAAATTCGAAGAGGCGCAGGCGGCGCTCGATCTCGGCCGCGTCGGGACCTTCGAGCCAGTTGCGCCAAAGCTGTTGGCTGAGCCACGGGACTAAGCCCTTCACGTAGCCG